TGTTGTTTATATGATGATGTATTTTTTTTTTTTTTTCATGCAGAATACGGCATACGATATCATGCCTAGTCTCGTGGGCTCGGAGATGTTGATAAGAGACAGTTCTTATTCCATCCTACGGAACAACCTATTTGGTTTAATTCAAAAACTGAAAAAATGTTGCGTGATACGGCTTTAAATTCAGCTGGTCGCCAACAAATTGAAGAGCAAGTAAAAAATGATTTAAAATTTATGAATACATTTGCAAATGTGAGTGTATCTGTTAGCTTGATTTCAGTTGACAAATTGAAAATATACATCAGTTTAATCGAACCAAGTAAATTGGATTCAACAGAATTGGTTTATATTTGGGATGCAACAAATGCAGAATTAACACAATAGCGAATTACAATGACAATTCCAACTATCAATCAATTATATGCTTCAATCATAGCAGATTTAGAAGCAGAATTAAACGTTACAATTCCATTATTTGGAAGATCGTATTTGCGTGCTAAAGCAATGGTTCAAGCTGGCCGTTTATGGTTGTTGTATTTAGTTGCTGTTAAGATTAATCAAAACATTTTTGTTGATACATGTGATGAAGAAACGCTTTCAAGATTTGGTCAAATTAAGATTGGTCGAGATCGTTACGCTGCAACACAAGGTCAATATACTGTTTTAGTAACGGGAACAACGGGCGCAACAATGCCAGCTGGTACCGTATTTAAATCAAATGATGATGCTTTAAATGCTGGAAAACTTTTCATCTTAGACGCTGACTTTGTTTTGAATGGAACAAACATCATTACATTACGTGCCTTAGAAGCTGGCGATACAAGTAAATTACTTGTTGGAAATCAACTTTCGTTAACGGCTCCAATTCCACTTGTAGATACAATCGGAACTGTTCAAACAGAATCAATTGAACCACAAGCAGCCGAAACATGGGAGGATTACAGACAAAAAGTAATTAACGCATTCAGATTGGAGCCACAAGGCGGTGCGGCTGCGGATTATAGATTGTGGGCAACAGAAGTTCAAGGAATCGTAAATGCTTATCCTTATGCAGCTTCTGGACTTGTTAACACGGTTGCGTTATACATTGAATCTGATGAATCAGACGGTGTTCCATCGGCTCAAGATTTATTAAATGTTGAAGCATCTATTGAAACACCAACAGCAACGCAACCATCAAGAAAACCAATTACAGTTACAGTTCAATATTTAGCAGTATCACCATTGAATGTTGACATTACAATAACTGATTATATTGATTTAACGACCGCTAAAGAAACATTGATTGAAAACGCATTGATTGCTTTACTTGCAGACATTCGTCCATTTGTGGGTGCTATTGATGTACTTGCGGATAAGAATGATACATTGAGCGTTAACATGATTATTAGTACAATTCTTTCAGCGGTACCACAATCAATATTTGATTCTGTTACCTTGCAAGTTGACGGAAACACAGTAAATTCATTTGTATTCGCAAATGGTGATATCCCATTGTTAAACTCGGTTGTTTATGACTATTAGTGAAAAACTGTTATACGCAACGAAATTACTTTTCCCAACGGGTCGAGCATTTCGTATTTCTGAAAATTCTGTAAAGGAAAAGATTGAAAAAGGAACGATTGAAAGTGAGGTTCGAGCGTACAACGATTTAGTTTCTATTCTCAATACTATTTTACCAGACAATGATAATTTTAGCGCAGAAGATGCGACACGCTGGGAAGAAAGACTTGGAATGATTGTCAATGATCAAGTTTCACTTGCTAACAGAAAACTTGCAATCAAACGCAAAATGAATCATCCTGGCGATATTATCGCACGTCAAAGTCGTGATTATATCGAATCGCAATTACAGCTTGCTGGATTTGATGTTTATATTCTGTTTGACCAGAACAATCAAAACCCTGCATTGGTTCTTACTCAATTACCAGATTACAATTGCATTCAACTTGGTGACAGCTCCCAGATGAGTGACGACGTTCAGCTTGGTGATGTTTACACGGTATATTCAAATCTATTTAGTAACCCCGTACAATTAGGAGATTATCAACTTGGAGATTTCCAATTGAATGAACAATTGTATTTGAACAAGGTTGCAAATTCAATTGACGAACAATTTGACGAAACATTTAATGTTGCAGATTATTCGTGTTCATTTGCGATTTCTGGACCAGATGCAAACAATTTCTTTGCGAGTGTTCCAATTGAGAGAAAAGAAGAATTTAGACAACTTATTTTAAAGCTAAAACCAGCGCAGAATTGTGCTATTTTATATGTAAATTATATTTAGAAAATATGAAAAAACTTGAAAATTTAACAAACGTTACAGCGCCAACGGTGGATTTTCCGTATGGTGATTTAAATAACAATACAGGAACAAATAACGGAACACCTGTAAATAAGGACTTATTGAATGACATCATTCAGTTTGGACAAAAACTTGCAGATGAAGCTGGAATTACAATCAACGATACGGTTGATAATGCCACGAATGGATGGCAACTTTATGAAGCGTTCAGAAAATTGACACGTCCATACAAAGTATACACCGCTTTATTGACTCAATCATCAACAAACGCACCGACTGTTACAGTATTGGAAAACACATTGGGTGGCGTTCCTGTTTGGAGTTATTCTACAACAGGTGAATATTTGGCAACTTTAGCAAGTGCATTTGTTTCTGGCAAAACTGCAATATTCATTCAGGATGGTGCAAAAACGGCTGGTGGTAACTACTATGTGACAGCAAGTCGCGTAAGTGCAAATGTTGTTGCCGTTTATTCAAGTGATTCTTCTTTTAATGGAATCAATGGCGGTATTTCAAACAGAACAATTGAAATTCGTGTTTACGATTAATTACCATTCATAATTGATTTGAACCGCTTATCACATTTATTTGGTAAGCGGTTTTTTATGCGATACATTTGAAGAAAAAATAGAACGATATGAAAAGTTTAAGATTATTTGGAATGCTTACGTTAATGGTATTATCGTTTGCATCATGTAAAAAAGAAGTGATTGAACCAATTGATGATTATAAGGTTTACACAGGTTTGATTTCACAAACAAACGAAAATGCACCAACAGTTCAATTGATTAAAAACACGATTGGAAATATTCAATGGTCATACTCGGTAGATGGTGAATATATTGGAACACTTGAAAATGGTTTTCCTTCTGGAAAAACTTTTGTTTACATCGAGAGCGGAAACGTAACAAGTGGTGGCGGTTATTTTATTTCTATTAAAAGAATTGACCAAAGTCATATTGCTGTTTATTCAAGCTATTCAGATTTTTTAGGTGCGAATAATGCCATTACAAACCGATCAATTGAAATAAGAGTTTACGAGTAACAACCAAAACAAACAATAACAGAAAAGCGGCTTCGGTCGCTTTTTTTGTTTTAAAAAGTTTAGTAAATAAAAACGGAGGATTGGAGTCCTCCGTAGTATTAATTCTAATTCATACAGCCATGAAAAAGAAAAAAGCAATGGTTTATTAGCAGTAAACCATTGCCTAATTTTGTAAACTAATTCATATCGAACATGAAAAAGTTGTTTAAAAAGTTGTTGCGAATAGCCGCATCAACAGAGTTCCTTTTGTAAAGGATTTGTTTAAATTGAAAAGCGAGTATTTACAGTATTCGCTTTTCAAATTTATCGCTAAATCATTTATTGTTTATGGATAAATGATGAACGGTCAAAATTATAGTTTAAACGGTAAAACCCTTCACACACCCCGAAGCTATTGTAACATAACATCGTACATTATAAAACATTCATTCTTCATGTCTTATAAGTATGTTATGTATAAATAGCCGCACAATAGCGTTACCATTTCCGACAAATATAATCAAAATATTTATTACATTTACAACATGATATTCGAAATTGATTCATCCGCAGTTGATAAATACGCAAAGCAACTTACGCAGTTGCATCGTAGCGCATTACCAATTGCGATTCGAAACACTTTGAATAGCGCAGCTTTTAATGTTAAACAAGGAACTTTGCTTGAATTCGCAAAAAAGAATTTTGTTAATCGTGACAATAATTTTTTCAAAGCAAATTCAACTGTAAAAATGGCAACAGGATTTGACATTGCAAAAATGGAATCCATTGTTGGAATGCACGAAAAAAACCTTGCTGGAAATAATAACTTTGCAGTAAAGGATTTGGAACAACAAGAACACGGTGGTAAAATAGGCGGTAAAACGTTTATTGCGATGCGTGGCGCAAGAACAGGACGAAATACAAATAAGAAGGTTAGAAACAACGCAAGAATGGGTTCAATTCCAGATCGTGTTACTTCTGTAAATCGACGTTCTGCAACAAGTAAATCGCAACAGTTCATTCGTGCCGCAATGTATTCTTTAAAACATGATGATGGTTACGTTTTAGGGCATCAAACAAAAGGCGGCGGGCGTACACTTTGGAAAATTGATAGTGTATCAATCAATTTGAAAAATCGCAGAATGAAGTTAAAAGCAACCGCGCTTTATAATGTGAAATCAAATCGAAGTGTTTCAGTTAAAGGAAAACATTTCATGGAAAAAGCAGCTGAAAAAAGCGCAAAAGGAATGCCGATTAGATTTAAACGCGAAGCTGAAAAACAGATTAAAAAATATTTGAAATAATGAGTTGGGTCGAAAAATTACAGAATCCGTTAAAGATTACAACAGGCGATGGAAGAGTATTTAGCCCGTTGCAGCGTTCCGATACAAACAAAGGTTCGTTTGATTTCAATATTTCTGAATTTCATTATCCAGAAGTTGAAGGAACGCATGTTGACCGTAGACTAAAAAAAGGCACTCGCTATCCTTTGGAATTCTATTTTGTTGGTGAAGACAATCTTGACCAATTACAAGACTTTATTAATTCGTCACGCGATACACGTGCATGGATAGTTTTACACCCTGCGTTTGGACAAATTACAGGACATCCACTTTCAATCGAGTTTGACAGTTCTGCAGTAAGTCACACGAAAATAACAACAACACTTGTTGAAACAATTACTGATGGTGGACCACAAGTAATTAAATCCACACGTGAAAGCGCATTAAAATCTGTAACGCAAGCCGTTGAATCACAGGAATCATTTGCTGTTACAATTCAACCTTCACCAAGCGATGTGAGCACAATGTCAACAACTGCAACTGCAATGTATACAGAAGGTGTTAAAGGTGTTACTGATGATATTGTTGGAAGTCAGTATTTCAATGCGTTCAGCAAAGCAGAAAACGCAATTAACAACGCATTGAATGATTTTAATACAAGCGTTACATTCTTGAATGATTTCATTACGTATCCATCACAATTCATTATTGGTATAAAAATACGTTTGCAAATATTGAAAGCACAAGCATTAAAACTTAGCGCAACGCTTGAAAATCTTGAAAACAAGTATTCAAAACAATTGTTTGAAGCGCAAAAAGGCGCGATTGTAGCATCTGTAATTGATGCGGTTTTAAATCCACTTGAAGGTGATTACCAAAGCGCGGTTGATGTATTATTCGTTATCGAACAAGCACTTGGAATTTACAATGATTTTATTAATGAGTTGCAAGAATTACAAAGTACGGATCCAACGCAAGAAGATACGTATGCACCAAATGCTGAATTTATGTATAATTTGAACTTTGCCGTGAATTATGCAGTTTCAAATTTATTCAGCATCGCAATGACAGCGCAACAAGAACGCATTGTTTATTTACTTCATGATTCAAATGTAATTATTGAAGCACATAAATACTACGGATTAAACGCGGATGATTCAAATTTGATGCGATTCGTGAACACAAACAACATTCAATTGAATGAAGTGATTTTATTACCAAAAGGTCGCAAAATAGTTTATTACGTATGATTCTAGAAATATTTGACCGTTTTAAAGTTCGTCAAGTAAGCAAGTTTAACAACTTTCGCTTATCACTTGGTTATGATCAATTCGGTAGTACGTTTTCATTTTCATTTTATTTTGAACCAGACAATCCGGAACACAAAGAACTTGCATGTGTTTCACATTACCATGACTGCAGAATCAAACACAATGATGAAGTTTTAGTAACAGGTTTTGCATTGACACAAGGATTCACATATGAATCGGAAAAAACACTTGCAACTATTTCTGGATATTCGAAACCAGGCTTTTTTGAAGATTGCAATATTCCGCCAGATGTTTGGCCTTTACAATCCGATGGGCTTTCGCTTTTGCAAATTGCGCAAAAAATAACATCGAAATGGAATATATCAACCAAATACAAGATTGACATCAAAGTTGATCCAAGCGTTCAAGATAAAGTTTCAAAGGCCTTTAAAAAATCAACAGCAAGCGAAACAAGCACAATTGCAGAATATTTACGCGAATTAGCGCAACAAAAACAAATCATTATTTCACATGATGAATTGGGAAATCTTTTGTTTACACAAGCGAAAACCGACCAAGACCCAATATTGACATTTGATTTTACAAAAGGCCTTATTCCAGGAACAAGACTTACGCACACGTTTAATGGCCAACAAATGCACTCGCATATCACGGTTGTAAAACAAGCGTCAACAGATGGTGGAAATGCAGGTGAATACACAATAAGAAATCCATACGTTCCAACTGTTTACCGTCCAAAAGTTGTTACACAATCTTCTGGTGACGACATCGATACACAAGAAGTTGCGCTTCGTGAATTATCAAAAGAGTGGGAAGGATTGACGCTTACAATCGAAACTGACAGATGGATTGTAGACAAAAAAATAATAAAACCGAATTCCATTATAGAAGTTTTAGCACCAGAATTGTATATTTACACAAAATCACGTTTCTTTGTACGCTCGATTGATTATGATGGTGACGCTGAAAAAACAACTGCAACGTTGAATTGCGTAATTCCAGAAGTAGTTAATGGACAAATGGCACGATCTATTTTTGAAGGTATAAACATGCACCCATGATTACTGTTGTAAAATTAATATCAAATTCATATGATTCAATTGGAAGATTACTTTCAAAGTTTCAACGCATGGGTAAAAATGATATTCAAGAAGTTGTGACCGTTGGACCATTTGGTGTTGATTCTAGAGCCGTAAAAGACATGGTTGCAATTCATGCACAAACAGGCGTGTCTGGTGAAAGTGTTGTAATTGGATTTATAAACAAAAATTGCATTGCTGAAATTGGTGAACATCGTATTTTTTCAACAGATTCGGATGGTGTTTTATCAACTTACATTCATTTAAAGAATGACGGAACAATGGCAATTGGTGGAAATGCTGATTTCATGGTGCGTTATTCTGAATTAGAAAGCGCGTTTAACGAGTTGAAAAGTGACCATAATACATTGGCCCAAAAATGGGATTCTTTTTGTTCATCATACGCGCCAGGTTCACCATCAACAGTTGGAACACCTCCAACGCTTGCAGCGTCGACGGTAGGACAGTCCACAGCTGACATTGCAGGCGCAAAAATCGAAGAAATCAAAACATTATAAGTCATGGCAACAAACATTTTAATCTATAAATCACCTGTTAATTATCGAAGCGATGCTTCGTTACGTGCTAAGATTGCAGAAATTGACATTTTGATTGATGAGTTGATTAATACAGCAATGAAATCTGTTACACAAGGAAATATTGCAGAATATGAACTTGACACAGGACAAACAAGAACACGTATTAAATACACATCAGTTGGTTCGGTTGCTCAGTCAATTGAAGATTATGAAAAGATTCGTCAAATGTATTTGAACAAATTAAACCGAACAACCGGATCAGTTCGATTGATGGATGAACGAAATTTTAAAAACAGATTTAGAGGATGAAAATTTTAGGATTTGAAATAAAGCGAAGTGCAAACGAAGGAATTCAAGCACCTCAAAAAAAAGCGAGTTACCCAGATACAATAATTCCAATTGGAACAACCGTACTTTCATTTGACGGTGAACGCACACTTGGTGAAATGGGTCCAGCGGTAAATTACATTCCAAACTATTATGTTTTATCAACTCGTTCATGGCAAGCGTACGCAGATGCGCCACTTGCAAAAGCGATTATTGACAAATGGATTGGTTGGATTCTTGACACGGGATTAAAAATCAAAACAAATCCTTCAAAGATTGTTTTAGAAACTGAAGGAATTTCCCTTGACAAAATACAAACTGAAAAGTTTAATGACATTGTTGAATCGCGATGGGATATTTGGGCTAACTCAAAATTATCATCATTTTCTGGTGAAGAAACATTTAATGAACTTTCAAAAACTGTTTACCTAAATTCTAAAATATCTGGTGACTGTTTGGTTGTTTTGCGATATGTTGATGGAATGGTCAAGGTGCAATACATTGACGGTGCAAGAATTTCAAACCCAAAGATTGCGAATGGATTAATGCCAAATGGAAATATCATGTCGAACGGTGTTGAAATTTCACCAATGAATCGACATGTTGCATACCACGTTCGAACGAAAGACGCATTGACTCACGAAGAAATTCCAGCATATTCACAAGCCACAGGAATGCGAATGGCGTTTTTGGTTAAAGGTTCAAAATGGCGTATTGATTACCACCGTGGAATGCCTGTAATTGCGACTGCATTGGAAACACTTTCTAAAATGGATAAATACCATTCAGCAACAGTTTCAAGTGCTGAAGAAGTGGCTAAAATTGCTTTTCAAGTTGTGCATCAAAATTTTTCCGATGGTAGCACTCCGCTTGCAAATAATCTTGCAAAGGCGTTTTCAACGGATGGAAATTCTTTACCATCCGATGATGCTGGAAATGAACTTGCAAATCGAATCGCAGTAACAACCAATAAAACAGCGTTTAATAATCCTAAAGGTTCTGAAATTAAAACAATTCAGCAATCAAACAATTTACAAGGGTTTGGAGAATTTTACGGCAAAAATGCAGACATCGTTTGTGCAATGGTTGGTATTCCACCAAACGTTGCGTTATCTGTTTACAATGATTCGTTCTCAGCGTCACGTGCCGCAACAAAAGATTGGGATCACACAATTGATGTTCAACGTGACGATTACACGCAACAATGTTTGGTTTACATCTATAAATTTTGGTTGTATACTGAGATTTTGAAAAACAAAATACCTGCAAACGGATATTTAGAAGCCGTTATTAACAAGAATTACATGGTTACAGAATCTTATGAACAAATGAGAATGACTGGACCACATTTCCCGCATATCGACCCATTAAAAGAAGTTAAAGCGGAACGTGAAAAACTTGGTGCGCTTGGTAAAAACATTCCATTAACAACCGCAGAACTTGCAACTGAAGCATTAGGCGGTGGTGATTCTGACAGTAATATTGAACAGTTTTCGGATGAGGTAAAAACAGCTGAATCATTTGGATTAGTTGAAAAACCAAAAGAAGCACCGCAACCGCCACAGCCGTAATTGGTTGTGGTTTTGCAATTATTGAAAAAAAGTTGCAGAAAAATTATGAAAGAACGATTATTTAATTAATTTTGTCAACATGCCAGAGGTATTATTATACGGTCCAATTGAGTCTTACACAGTTCCTGATATTATCAAGGAAATAGATGAACACGCAGAAGCAGAAGAAATGACTATGCGCATTAATTCTGGTGGCGGTTCACCTGAATACGGATGGGGCGTTGTTGCTAAGTTTGCAGAATTCACAGGTAAAAGAAAGTTGAAAATTGACGGAAAAGCATTTTCAGCGGCGGCATTCGCCACTTTATACACTGAACAAGAAAATGTTGAAGCGTTGGACGTTTCAGAATTTATGTTTCATCGTGCTGCATATCCATCTTGGTTTGAATCAAACGATGAATTTTTTACGGATGAATTACGTGGAAATTTAGAGCGTATCAATAAGAATTACGAAACTGCATTCAGAAATCGTGTTGACGTTGCGAAATTTGAAGAATTGAAAGGCGTAAAAGTCAAAGACCTTTTTTCAATGAATGGACGTGTTGATGTATTTTTAAGCGCACAAGAAGCAAAAACAGTTGGAATTGTAGGGAAAATCAATAAGATTACACCATCAAAAAGAGCTGAATTAAACGCTTCATTTGCGAGTGTTTCAGCAAAATACAATGTTGAAGTTCCTGAAATTGCAAAGCCTGAAAAAGAAGAAAAAGAAGCTAGTACATATAGTAGTAATCAAAAAAACGATAAAATGAACATCGAAGAGTTAAAAACAAAACACCCTACGGTGTACGCAGAAGTTTTGGCACTTGGTAAAACCGAAGGGATTACCGCAGGAGCTGAAGCAGAACGTGACCGTGTTGGTGCATGGTCAGCATTTACGAAAGCAGACCCAGAAGCCGTTCAAGCTGGAATTAAAAGCGGCAAATCAATCACTCAAACTGAAATGGCTGAGTTAACTGTAAAGTTAGCAAGCGCAGGAAAGATTGAAGCTATTGAAAAAGAAGAAGAAGGAAAGCCAGGTGCTTCAACTGCAACTGATAAACCAGATGCGACAGTTGAGCCAACAGCAGCTCAAAAACTTGAAGCTGATGTAATGGGTAAGTTAAACATTAAAAAAGACTAAGCCATGTCAATTAGTTTTACATACAGTGGTGGTATTTTACACACAAAATACGACAACACAAAACTTTGTTTGTTCAACAACTCATTCGAGAGTGGTGAAGTAAACAATTCAGATTACGTTGATTTGGTTTTACCAATCGGAACAGTAATGGGTCGAATTTCTGCAACGGGTTTATTAACTCCGTTGACATCTGGCGCAAGTGATGGAAGTCAGTACCCTGTTGGTGTATTGGCTGCAAATTACACAATTGCAGATGGTGACACAAGAGAAGTGAGAATTGTAACAGGTGGTGAAATTGACGCTTCATTGTTAGATTTCCAAGGTTCTGACACACTTTCAACGGTTGTTGATGGTAAGCAATTACGCGATCGTTTAGCGAGTGACACAGTTGGTTTAATTCTTCGTGATGTTGACCAATTGTCAGAATTTGACAACGATTAATTTTTAAATAATTATTTTTTTAGAAAACATGAAAAAGATTTTCTCAATAATCAGTTTTTTAGCAATCACATTAGTTGTTGCTAATCACTTTGCGAGTGAACAAACAAGCGTTGGTGCTGGTGAAATGGCACTTGTTGGTGCTTCATTGTTTGCAATCGCATTATTTGCCCCTGTAAAAAGTGGTAAATTCGCATACGACACAATTGGATTGGATGCAGCACGTTCTATTTTTACAAACGCATGTGTTGCGGTGTATAAAGAAACGGTTACACCAACTTCATTTTTACGTTCGTTTTTCCCTGCAAAGTTTTCACCTACAAAATTGGTGAGTTTTGACGTGAAGCGTGCAAATGAAAAGATTGCTGTTGATATTTTAAAAGGAACAGGATCTAATTTAAACAAGAAAACACGTTCAAGTTTAAAAACGATTGAGCCGCCACAATACGCCGAAGCACACAATGTAAATGAATTAGACATTTACGATACTGCGTTTGGAACACTTGACCCGTCTTTACTTGCTCAATTAGCTACATTAGCAGCTGAGGAATTAACAGAAATTCGTAGTAAAATAGAAAGATCATACGAAAAACAATGTGCTGACGTTCTTGTTTCTGGTGTAATTACATTGGTAAACAATGATAATATCGACTTTAAGCGTAAGGCTGGTTCATTAGTTGATTTGACATCTGGTGGTTATTGGACAGTTACAGCAGTTGATCCAATGGTCGCACTTGAAAATGCTGGTAAATGGATTCGTGAAAACGGAAAAGCACAAGGTGGAGTTTATAACGTTATTATGGGTTCATCTGCATTAAATGCGATGTTAAACAATCCTAAATTCCAAGCTAAATACGGTTCATTGAAAGATATTACACTTGGTGAAATTCGTGAGCCACAAAGAATGGCAACAGGCGGAACGTTACACGGTAAAGTAACAGCTGGTGCGTACACGTTTAATGTATGGTCATATCCAGAAGGATATACTGACACAAACGGAACGTTCCAATATTACATTCCAACAACTCACTGTATTGTAATGCCAGAGGTAACAAACTTCAACACTACTTATGGACTTGTTCCACAGTTGCCAGGAATGGCACCGTTGACAGCAACATCTGGTGGTGCATACGTTTTACACGAATACATTGATCCAAAAGCACGAAATCATACACAAGAAGTGTTGAGTGCTGGTATCGCAATGCCTGTTGCAATTGACACGATTTACACGTTCAAAGCAACCGCATCATAACGGTTAAACTGATAAAATTGAAAAGCCCTTGCATATTGTGAGGGCTTTTTTTATATTTGATACCTAATATATTAGAAACGAATTCAAAAAATTATGAAAAAAGTAGTGTACACGGTTTCACAATTATCGCTTTCAGGACGTGGGAAGAAAATGTGGAAATATGGTGATGTTGTAACCAAAAGCGATTTTCCTGAAAACTTTAATCAATTGATCAAAGAAGGACGAATTAAAGTTGAGGAATCCGAAACTGAAGAAACGATTGAAAAGACAATTGATTTATCAGATTTAGAAGGTGAATATTCACTTGACGAAGTTGAAGAGGTTGTTGAAACAATCGAAGAAAGAATTGAAGAGGCTAAAGAAGTTGAGGAATCCGAAACTGAAGAAACGCCACTTTTCATCTTCGTAGATTCAGAAAACAACCAACGACCAATTTTCACGGTTAAGGATATTACCAAAGCTGAATTGCAAGCATATTTGATTGCTTTAGAAGTTGCATTCAAGCCATCTGAAAAAGAAGAAGTATTATTTGCAAAAGCTGTTGAAGCATCAAAAAAAGGTGAATAAATAAAATTCGAATAGTTAAATTTGAAAAGCCGTTGCATATTGTAACGGCTTTTTTGTTAATTTAGCAACATGGGATTGATGGAACAATTGAAAGCTGATTTAGAGCAAATAACATCGAATGCTAATGAATTTGCTGTTACGCTTGATTTTAAGTCGCCAACAGGTGAACAAGCTACAATTACAGGAATTTATTCGGACCATTCAAACGCATTTGATGCGGATGGAAATGCGGTTACAGGTAAATTTACACATGTAACAATTTCTGAAAAGTTCTTAACTGACCAAGATTACCCAACAAGAACGTCAAATGTTGCTGAATTTTTGGCTTTAAGAAAGCATTTTGTCACAGTTCATTATGCAGATGGTAAAACACGCAAGTATATTGTAGACGACCAGAAACCAGACTACACGATCAATTTACACACTTTGATTTTAAGCGAATACAATGGCACTAATTAACTATGAAATACCAACACGTTCATTTGAATTAATACGTGACAGGATTGCGCTAATTGCAGCGGATGAATTAGCACGTCAAGCTGCAATTACATACGAAGACTTATTCATGTTACCTGTTTTTGCGCAACGAAACAAACCATTCAATCCGGACGAACAAAGAATGGTAAATGTCACGTGTGAGTCTGGAAAATATGACAATCACACAGCTATTGATTCAGATGGTGAATTTATTTTTTACATCGATGTATTTGGAACAGGTTCATACAACGATACGGATGATGGTGACAAAGTAGCGTCATTTGAAACGCAAAGAATCGCAGGTGTTTTACAAGGCATCTTTTCGGATCCACAATATTTGACACTTGGTTTTGCACGTCCATTTATCATGCGTTCAAAAATAACAGGATTTGAACCAGGAACAATTGAAAGAAATGATTCTGCAAATATTGCTGTTTGCCGTACAACATTAGTTGTAAAAGCGTCACAAAGCGAGGTTACACAGCCCGTAATTGACAATTTCGAAACAAGCACACAAGTTTTCCTTTACGAAACTGAACTTGGTTATTTGTATTCTGGAGTCGGCGCGCCATTGCCACCACCATCACCAACATGTGAGCCTGTTGAAATTTATGATTCAGTTGGAAATTTACTAGGAACAAAAGAAAGCGGTGGAACATTCATTGTTTCAAATGCAATTGCACGTTTAATAAACACGCTTTCAGAAGAGATTTCACAAACTGAAATACTCGCAGAAGCAACAAGTGACATTACAGCACCAAACGCAACATATCGCGTTTTAAATCTTGCAGGGGTGGTTTTGGCTAGTGGTTCGATTCCTTCAAATAAAGCTCAAGATATTACAATCAATATTTCTACTTACACGTATTCAATTACTGATTCGGCTGGCGGTGTTTTGTATTCTGGAAACATTACTGAAAATCTTATTAAAGCAATTCAAGATTGTAACATTGAGAATTCAAATGGAAGCTATACAGCTTCAATTCTTGCTGAAGATGGCTTAGTGTTGCCTGACGTCACAATAAACGCTGTTAACTCAAATTTGGACGAGATTGCAAGCGATACAATACCAAGTGTTGTTGATGGGAGTTTAAATATTCCAGATACAATTGCACAAATCAAGAAAAGTGATGGTACTGCAATTTCAAATGTTACAATACCAAGCGGAACTACTGACGGTTACAATGTAGCTGATTCGACTGTTGTAATCAAAAATTCAGCAGGAACGACTTTAAAAACAGAAACGGTTAAAGCAACTGAAACAAAAGATTCTGTTTTAAATAACATCACATTCACCGATTCAAACGGCACAGTTTCAAATGTTCCTGCAGGTGTTGATATTGTTGCGACTGCTTGTAGTGCACCTACTTGTCCAAGTACTGAGGTTTTAAAATCGGGGCAAACAACAAGTTATGCAACGGGGGATGATGGTGATTTAGAATACGGTAGAGAAGCAAGTAATTTAGTTCTTTCAGCAAATAATCCATTTGGAAACACAAACCGTTTTACAGATACTTTAGGCGGTTCTTCTTATGCTTCAGGTGTTGCCTTAGATTGGGCGCATAGAAACGACACTTTGGAAATTGTTATAGGGTGGCAAATAGGAAACAATGGAACAGATTTAAATTGGGCGGATGCGGTTGCGTATTGCGAAGGGTTAACACTTGACAGTAAAACAGATTGGCATTTACCAAACGACCCGTTATTAAATTCATTGAAAAACACACAAGCAAGTAGAGCGTTAAATTACCCGCCTTTTAATGATGCTTTGAATAATCGTTATTGGTCATCTACAACGCCTGTTAATGCGTCAACCGCTTATGCTATGATTTTACCATCTCAATTTATTGGAGTTATACCTGCTACAACGAAAACAACTACGGGAAGCCATAGAGCGAAAGCATACAGAATTTATACTTATTCAGAATTAGGACTTTAAAATATAAGACATGACAATCAAACTAAACAACTTTTCCGCTTCGATAGAAATTCAAAGCGTAGAAATCACAAGCGTTAACGACAACGTAAAGAGTAAAACTGCTAGCGTTGATTTGGTGCTAAATGGAAAATACGGAACTACTTTAAACGGGTTTACATACTCAACTACTTGGGAAGATAGCGAGGTGCTAGAATGGGCAAATTCGGAATTAATAAAATACCAAATATAATGACTTTCAAAGACCAACTAAAAGAGGCAGTTTTACACACGTTGCCGATTATCGCCGCGTTCTTCGCACCAGCGATTTATATCGCTATTCTTATTTTTATCATTACGCTGGTCGATACGTGGCTGGGAGTGAAAGCCTCGAAGTTTTCAGGTAAGCCGTTTACCACGAATAGATTCAGTGATTTATTCGCTAAATTACTTGGGTACGGTATCTTCTTAACTGTTGGGCTTCTGGTCAATCAGATAACGGGCTGGAAGTACGGCGTTTGGCTGACTGGTATTATTCCGATTTATACGGAAATCAAATCTATTGATGAAAACCAAAAGACTTTAGGAAAAAAAGGCATAATTTCGCAAGTAGAGGAGGTTTACAAAGTGGTTGTAAAAATCAAAAAGAAACGAGACGATTTAAGATAATATGGACACGATCAAAGCAAATGAATATTTTAGACAAAATCAGAGCAAAAACACCAATAAAAAACAAAGTTCGTGGACAGATATTCACAGCCGTTGGAACGGTTTGTGTTTTAGTACTTAATTTGATTGAGATTGAAAACATATACATCAAAACGGCAATTATCATTACTGCAGTTTTGACGGGTGGAATTGCGTTCAAAGATGCTACTAAATATAAAAAGTGATTTTCATTATAAAAAAATGATTATTATTGCAGTGTAAAACTGTTAGTTTATGTTTGGACGAGGGTTCGACTCCCTCCACCTCCACAACCTTGTCGGTTAAAGTAGTTAGGCAATAATGGACTTTTGCAAACCTACTTAGTTTTAAATGGGGGTGTACTTGGATTTTGACAGATGTAATAGGTTAAGCAACAAAATTTAAACGGAAACGTTATTGAAATGTACCCACAATTGAGAGCAACTGCTTAAAATTTAGGACAAAATTAAGGGAGGAATAAAAGTACTCCCTTTTTTATTTCCAATTATTCGTATATTCGTAAAAAATTAGAGATTATGAGCGAGTTTAAAACACTTACAAAAGAAGAAGTTGACATTGTTTTTCAGTCAATTTCATTATTCAGAACAGATTTAAAGCAATTATCAGTACTTGAAATGGTAAAAGATTTCAAAACTACCGGATGGCTTGTTATGGCTAAAATAAGTTATAACGGAAAACTTCAAAGGGTTGGAATTTCTGATGGTATTTTGAATAAACCGTTGTATTTTGAAGAAAGAAAAGTTGCTGAATTATACGTTTCGAAAGCAAAACAGTATTTAAAAGAACTTAAATCTAAATAAACCATGACGCGCATTTACCAACTCATTACGCTTGTGTTTGCATCAGTATTTTCGATATTGGTGTTCTTAGCTTTTACAAGTTGTAATCACACAAAGCAAGTTGATACAAAGTACATCTATACCGAACGCATTGATACATTAACTATCAACGGTAAAACTGAATACATTACTCGTATTGATTCGGTTCGTATTGATTGTCCTGAGCAACCTAAAACACGAAAAGAATTAAGACACGAGCGTAAATCTTGGCATCACGAATATAAAATGCTAAAAGAGAAAAACGCGTTCACAATCGATTCATTGAACAAAGTGATAAAACTGTCAAGGATTCAAAGGAACGTGCGTAAAATCGAATCAAAACAAGTAATTAAACAAACCAAAGCGATAAATCAAAAGGCATTGAAATGGTATCATTGGGTTTTAATTTCAATCGGTGGCATCATTTTGTTATTCATTGGATTTATGGTGGGTAAATTTTTAAGGTTATGAAACTAAGCGAACATTTCACAAAGGCAGAATTTGAGCATTCAAATACAGCTATTCAAAGAGGAATTCAAAATGTAATGGATTCAGGACAAACACAAAAAGCAATTGATTTGTGTAAAAACGTTCTTGAACCATTGCGTGCGCATTTAGGAGTTCCAATCAAATTAAATTGCGGTTATCGTTCGCCATTGGTAAATAAAGCCGTTGGAGGTGCTAAAATGTCACAGCACATTATTGGTGAAGCGGTGGATGTTGATTTGCATTCGCGTGAGATTTTCGAATGGATTATTAACAACCTGGAATTTGATCAAGCAATTTTCGAATTTGGAACAGATGAAAACGCTGGATGGTTTCATTTAAGCTACCGAAAAGGACGCAACCGAAAACAAGCATTAAGGGCAAAGAAACAAGGCGGAAAAACGGTTTACATTCCATTTGTTTAAAAGATATTCAAGACAAACAGATTTGGTTTTACTCTAATTTTTCCAAATCTATTTCACCCATTGCATTGATTTGTAATGGGTTTTTTATTACATTGCACACGGTTTTAAAGTTTCGCACATAATAATCGTTTAGGTTGAAAGCATGTATTCGTACATGCTTTTGTTGTTTTAAGAAATAATTGTATATTTACCTCATCAAAGGGTTAAGGGGATTTTGAATCCTACGGAACGAAATCCGATTTATTTTTGTGAAAAACAAAAAGAATCTTTCGTCTTTCTTTCAAAATCAAAAGCCCTACAAACTTAAAAATAAATTCCAAGCTATGTAACATAATAAGCGTTATAAAACAGAAAAAGTCTTATAACGAAATTTTATGTTAAATAGCCGCACAAAGCAAGCTGAGATTATGGAGCAATTAGACAATTCATCAAACTCTTATAAAGAAGAAGAAATTGAAAATGCAACCAAAGAAATCATTAAGATTCTCTATAAATTCGAAGAGAACGAATGCAATTTAATCATGCAAAAAATTAAACTTCATCACCTTGAGTTAAAAGTTGCTTCATTCGAAATTCAGAGACTTCTTGAGAGTGCTTTAAAATAGCAATTTTTTGCTGTGCTGTAATTTCAGTTTCTCCATTTTTGATTTCTTCAATATCAATTTCGATTGTCTGTAAACGAAAATTCATATCTTCTAACAATTCATAGATTTTTTTCAATTTTTATTCCATAATTCTAATAAAGTTTTTTCCTTCCCATTCATTTTTAACTGAAACGAAAGTTCTCTTTTCTCCTTGCGTCGAAAACCACTTTCTTGTTCAGTACGTTTGTAGGGCTTTTAAAGCAGTCTAAAAAACGACTACTTTTCCTGTTTACCACTCATCATAATAAATTTGCCGTTCATCACAATTCAATTCTTTACGCTTGGTTTATGGCTTAGATTTGTCGTATAAACAAAACGCAAAAAGATGTCACACATCAATCAATTCACATTAAAGGCTAAAACAGAAGTTTATCTTCAAATGGCTCAAAATGCAGACAGAAAAATAAAAGGAATGCAAGATTGGAACCAGGACGAAAGAGCGCCTTCCAAATTTGAAGATGAAACAATCGAAACTGCAAAACTTGTATCAAAGCGAGTTTGGAACAGATATCTTGTTTTAAAAGAGAAATTATTAATTAATCCAAATCTATAAATCAACAAAAAATGAAAAAACTAGAATTTTGCAAAAAGTATAACCTAACTGAAAATCAGTTTTTAGGAATCGAAGAAATTAGTGGTTATCTTGATTTGAATAGCCTTACTTCAATTCCTGAGGGATTCAATCCGACTGTTGGTGGTTTTCTTTATTTGAGTAGTCTCACTTCAATTCCTGAGGGATTCAATCCGACTGTTGGTGGTTATCTTGATTTGAGAAGCCTTACTTCAATTCCTGAGGGATTCAATCCAACTGTGGGCGGTTCTCTTTATTTGAGTAGTCTCACTTCAATTCCTGAGGGATTCAATCCGACTGTTGGTGGCAATCTTTATTTGAGAAGCCTTACTTCAATTCCTGAGGGATTCAATCCGACTGTTGGTGGTTCTCTTGATTTGAGTAGTGAGAGTAAATATATAGGTTCGCAAGTAAGTACTTTTTTATCGTGGCAAAATGGGAAATATATTTCAGTGGATGGCATTTTTTGTGAAACAATTTCTAAAAAAGGCAATGTTTGGAAGGTTAAAAAATACGCAACAGAAAAAACATTTTACATTGTTTCAGATGGTAATGGTATTTATTCACATGGCAATTCAGTAAAAGAAGCAAAAGAAGATTTGATTTTTAAAACTGATGCACGATCAAAAGATGATTATAAAGATTTAACATTGAAATCTACATTGAAATTTGATGAAGCTGTAAAATGTTATAGAGTAATTACAGGTGCTTGTCAATTTGGAGTAAAAGAATTTCTTTCAAGAAAAAATATTGAACGTAAAAAAATGTCAATTGCAAAAATTATCGAGTTGACAAATGGGGAATATGGAAGTCAGTCATTTAGTAACTTTTTTAATAATAAATAATCATGAATAGTAATTTTGAAAAAGGGGAAAAAGTATTTGACATTCGCATGGGGTGGGGTGTTGTTCGGGAAGTATGTAAGAGTAAAAAGTTCGGCATTGAAGTTGATTTCCTTATGGACTACGAAACATACATGCACGACGGTAAATCAAATGCAGATGACAAAGTTTCAATGCTGCAGCGCGAGGAATACAGTTTTAGTTTTGTAGGGAACAATGAATCGAAAACAGACGAATGTTGAAACGCTCACATCGATTGCATTGGAATTTGAATTGCCGTATTACAAAACTAACAAGGTTAGTAATATGCTTTACAAAAACATTCCATTCGATCGGATAGCTGAAAAATTAGAAGTTTCACATGATTTCATTCAACGTGTTTACGATTACCACGGATTAGGTATTAAAATGATGAAAGATCCTGAATTACAAATTAACAGTCGTTACGTTCATTCAGAAGTTCCATTTTCATCATACGCAACCGAAACGTACACCGTTGAACAATTGCAAGGTCAAGAAGCTGAAATTTTATTCAACTTAAAACACACTTGGGAAATAAAACATTATCAAAAAGAATAAATTAGAGGTTTATGATAAATTTTGAACAATACCACAATGAAAACCCTCACATCTGGGAAGCTTTTGTAAGATTTGCGAAAGAAGCTAAGCAAAGAGGTTTTAAAAAGTATTCTGCAAATGGAATATTTGAGTTGATTAGATGGGAAATGAAAGGCGAAAAGCGTTTTGATGGATTCAAAATCAACAACAATTACCGAGCTGATTACGCTCGAAAAATGATGGCAGAATTTCCAGAATTTAAAGGATTCTTTGAAATACGTCAATTAACATCACCAAGAAATATGTAACTATGAAAGCAGAAATATATAATGATCATTTTCAAAACTTCAAAAGGTATCAAATACCTAAGGCTCAATTAATCATTGCCGATATTCCTTATAATCTTGGGATTAATGCGTATGCTTCAAATCCAGCATGGTATAAAGATGGCGACAATTCAAACGGTGAAAGTGATTTGGCTGGAAAAGAATTTTTTGATACTGACAAAGATTTTAAACCAGCCGAATTTATGCACTTCGCAAGTCAATTATTGCGACCAGAACCAAAGGAAAAAGGAGCAGCACCATGCATGATCGTTTTTTGCGCGTTCGATCAACAAATGTATTTGATTGAATTAGCAAAAAGATACGGATTAAACAATTACATCAATTTGGTATTTAGAAAAAACTTTTCAGCGCAAGTTTTAAAGGCAAACATGAAAGTTGTTGGAAACTGCGAATACGGATTAATTTTCTACCGTGAAAAATTGCCAAAATTCAACAATAAAGGTAAAATGATTTTCAATTGCATTGATTGGGAAAAAGACGATATTTCAAGTCCTTTAATTCGAAAGATCCACCCAACACAAAAACCAGTCGCATTGATTGAAAAATTGATTAAAATATTTTCAGATGAAGGCGATGTTGTTATCGACCCTTGTTGCGGTTCGGGCTCAACAATTGTAGCTTCAAACAACTTAAAAAGAAAAGGTTTTGGATTTGAAATCAAAAAGGATTTTTTCAAGCAAGCAAGCGAATGGATTGAAGAGGTAAAACAAGCCAACAATGATATTGAAGAATTTGGATTTGCTAAAACATTAATCAGTAAAAAACAGGAAACACTTTTTTGATATGCAAAGCAAAAAACACTCACTAATCGAAAGTGTAACCAACACAATTGTTGGCTTGGTTACGTCTTTTTTAATTCAAATTGTGATTTATCCACTTTTGAATATTCCAGTAACATTTAAACAAAATTTAGTAATAACCTTCGTTTTCTTCATTGCTTCAATTAGTCGTAGTTATATTATTAGGCGAATATTTAACAAAATAAAACAATAATACTTTTATTGCATATAATAAAAATATACTTATCTTAGCCGAAAATAAACACAATGGTTTACACGAACAAAGAGGATAAAAAGCAGATTAAAAAAGCGTTACAAATGCTTTTTACTGAACACGATACAACGCTACGTGCATTCTGTTTGAAACATGGTTATTCGTATGCAATGAT